GATTCGCAAAGGGAGAAGATCACCCTCTCGAACACATCACTGTGTTTGCTCTTCAAAATAACCTCCTAAAGTCAAATGACTGCTACAAGGGGCTAGAAAATCTAACCCAGTTCGAAGCTCCGAACATTAGTACGGAGTAACGAGATTCTCGAGAAGCGCGATCATCTGCGTTTCAGCGAGAAGCAGAGCAGCCATCTTCCGCAGATCCTTTCGGTTCTGCAGAGTCGCCCTCTCCGGAAGCACAAATTCCATGAAAGATCTTGGAATGTATGCCACGGTAGGAGCCGCCGGAATCCCCGACACCGTACTGGTGCCAAGGGTTTCGAGAACAGGCTCGTGAAGGATGATTGACGCCCGATTGATTCGACCGGATGAGGAAACGCCTGCTTGTGCTTGGGCGGGGCGCCTCAGCTGAACGCTGATACGCCAGTTGCCGTTTGCAGAAACAGCCGATTGATCCTCGAACCAGAAGACTGCTTTCGGGTCAGGTCCGATGGGGATGAAAGTGTGGTTCACTGGAGTTCCCAGTGCGTCCGGAAGGACAATGTTGACAGCCATGAGTGTTCCTCACAAGAAAGACGGTTACCCGTCTGTTCTGCCACCGGGAGAAGTTCTCGGAGCAGGCGTAGCCTTCTTCTTATACAATAATTGTGTAAGAAGGGCCGCAGCGGAGAATAACTGACCGCTGTTGAGGCTGACATCGAAAGATGGCAGCCGAGGGAACGGGTACGCGAGCAGTTTGGTTCGGACGAACTGTGTATGGTACACAGACGCCGATATGCCATTGAGGGCGTAGTGATAGGGAGGAGCGTGATGTTGAAAATTCTCACACTTATCCCGATACCTATACCTAAAAATCTCAGAGACATACCCAGACTGAAACGTGACGTTATATAACATCGCCGTCTCAAGGTTCCTTAAATAGGAACCAACATCGACGCACCAGTCTATAACGAAGGAGTAAGGCATTAACTCCCACGCGAGAGATAACGGATTCAGCGAAGTCCAGCGATTAAGCTGGAACGCGTCCTCCGGAATCATTAAAGAGACGCCAATACGGCATCCCTGAAAATTCTCGCGGACGAGCGTCTCTCTTTCAAAGAGGACGTTCGGTACGTTATGGACTCCAGGGTAGTAAACTACACTGGAAACGCCCATGGGCATCCTAGCACTCGCGTAGAACTTTTGTAAAGAGTTCAACGTGATACGAATGGACTCATCAGCGACACGGAAAATGTCGGAGATGAGGGGTTTCCACCCGTACTTGTACTGGAGATACCCATTCGCAACGTCGCGCGCAGAACCAAAACCGCCAGGAGGCATACGGAATTTCGCAAACTTTACAAGTTTAGCGAGATTCTTTATCATCCGGACGGTTGTGTGAGCCTCGCCCAAAGCAACGCTGAGGTCGAGACTACCGCGAACTGAGTCGTTTAATCTACCCAGAGCGGTATTGTACGCGGCGGTCCTGTTGTCCCAAGGAATCGGAACAGGATAGGAAGATTCTAACCTGCCAGCAAAAACTGTAAAAAAGTTTTTGTTGGATTCCTCTGTACCAGTCATCTTGACGAGTCCGTACGTATAAAAATCACGATGATACGTGTAGTTATACGCAGTGGGCAGAACACCGTTTCCGTTGTTATGCTCAGGACACGTCAAATACTCATAACTCCTTGTTACCAAGAAGGTATTAGTAACTATGGGGTTAGCCGCATAGTTGGTGATGGTATACGTACCTCCATAATTGCGAAAGTACGGGGTCATTAGGACACCTGTGACGGAAAGGTCATCAAGATGTAGACAAACCAACAACACGCGGCCACCGAACCGATCGCTATTAACGCGACCAGAACGGACAGCAGCGTGAAGAGGTCCACCTCAATCTTGTTGATTCTATCAGTAGCAAGCATGCGACGAACCTCCTCGGAGGATCGTAAAGCGACCGCTTCGTCATACAGATCGGCATCTAAACGAAGGATCTCAGCGTCAGTTAAGCCCTTGCCGCCAAGAAGTACACCGCGATCTCGAGATGGTTTACTTGCCATGTTTGTCCTCCTTAATCCGAGAACAAACACGGCACAAACCACCCCAGAGAAGAACGATAACTTCTATGGCAGTTTGGAGCCAGCCGATGCTAGACTTCATGAAGATACCTTTCTGTAATGAACGGAGC